TATTTCTCTCTACACATCCTAGACATCTGATAGAAGAGCATGTAAAGGAGTCTTTTCTCTGGAGCTTCGTCAGGGTTAGAGGAGTAATCCCACTCTATTACTGATTTGTCTACTATGAGCCGGTGTTGGTTCATAACAGGTTCTAGAGAGTCAATTATTCTGTCTTCTTTTCTAACGTTAGCTCTAGTTTCTTCTATATGTATAGCTTGTTTAGTGTTTTGTAAGTGCTTTTTAAAGAGTTCAGCAACGATACCATCACCAAAGTTAGATTCAATCAGTAAGGATGAGACATTAAACTTCTTACAACCTTTAAGGATGTCTAATAAAGTGCTATCACTATATCCATCTCTATAAGCTCTCATCTCATGTAAGTAAAGGAAGCCATTACGTTGAGAGATAAAAGCAGCTGTTGTCTCATCGGATCCACGACCTGATGGGTCAACACTACAAATAGTTTCTTGATAATCTTCCCACTCACCTACTAACTGCATAGGTTTGTAGAAATAATCACCAGGAAGACCAACAGTAGATAATTCTTTAATTACATTTGCAGGATCAGAACACCAAACCACTGATTCTGGAGCTTTAGTAGGATTAACTGAGGTAACTACTAAGTCAGCCATCTTTAATGGGAACTTCTCAGCATCAGATAAGCTTGTATCAAGCATGAACTGAAGCATGAAGTTAGATCTACCCATAGATGCTTCACGTTCAATCAGATCATCACTAGAGAATCTGTCTGGGTCAGTTACTTCCCATTGTTCAGCACCATTATCGATGTCTTCTTGTAGTTGAGGAGCTATTAATCCTTCATATTGTGAGAGTTTACGGGGATATCTTGCTGGCCAAACGAACGGACGGTATGAACGCTCTGCCAACTTACGATAAACAGTAAACACAGTCTGAGGAGTCCCGAGATAGCAAATACGGCTATCAGCTTTGGGTGTAAGGATACTTTCGGCTTCTGTGCATAATTGGAGGAGTTTTTCACGCATCATCTCCGTCATAGAGTTTCCAGGTACTTCGATGTCGTCTAGTACCATTAGGTCTGCTCTGGAACCAGTTAGTTGTCCAGTAATACCAACGCTTTTGACGCTTGGAGCCTGATGAGGAGAACAAGCTACGTCGAAGGATATTCTGGACCAACGACTGTCTTCGCTTTTTGGTTGTAGGTGTGTTAACCAAGGTGTTTCAATTATTAGTTTTTGTAGGAAGATAGACATGTTGTCTGCTCTCTCTTTAGAGGCAGAAATAATCATGATCTTCTTCTCTGGGTCTTTGAAGAGTGTCCACAAAACGAACGCACCTGTGATCCACGATTTACCGACTCCTCGGAAAGCTTGGATCTGTAGACGTTTGGGACCGTATTGTAGATAGTCTGCAATTGAGAATTGTGCTCTTGTTGGTGGAGGGAGGTCTAGCTGTTCCCATAAGGCGGTCAGAAACAGCTTGAAATCCTCCTGTAGAGCCTCTAAAGGGTTCTCCATGTATGTTTAATCATGTCTTAATTTTCAACCGCCTTGTAGGCGATTTCTTCTTACTTTGTGTTGGTACTTGTAGACGTGCAATATCTATGCCTGTATTTGTTAGATCTAAAGCAGCTGAAGCTCCATCACCGATAACTGGTATCCATCCGATAGCTCCACTTAATGCTGCAATTCCAGCTTGATCAAGTTTGCCTTGTTTTAAGTAATCTAATGACTCTTTACCTGAAATAAGTATATCTAATCCAGGTACTAGTTTGAGTGCAGTTTTACCACCTCGTTTAGCGGTAATAGTAGCTATTTGTTGAGCAATAGCTTTTTGAGCTGCTTTACTTTTTAAAGTTTCAGACATTGCTAAAGAACCAGCTCCAACAGCTGCACCTGTATAATTTCCAGTAGCTACATTGGCTCCAATATTTAATGCTGCATCAACTTTTCTAGTTTTACCAGCACCAGTAATAGATAAACCATTTTTAGATTTACCGTTTTTACCATTTAGACCATTGCCATTACCGTTCCCATTACCGTTCCCATTACCATTACCATTACCATTACCGTTTATTTTTAGTTGTTCTAATCTTTTTAAAGCAGAATCAAGATTCTTCTCTTCTACTACTTTTGCATAATTAAGTTTTTCGCTTATTTCATCAATATTTCCTGCTTGATTACCAATTGGTATACCAGCCTTTTTAAACCTTTCATGATATAACTTTTGTCTTTCTGGAGACATTATTTTCAATGCATTTCCAGTACGAGCAACACTATATCTATGATCTCCAACTAAACCTTTTTGTCTAGCCTCAACCATTGCTCTACCAAAACGCCGTCTTTCTTCTCCAGTTCTTGCTTCTGGAGGTGTCGATAAGAATTCATATTCTTTTCTAGCACCTTTACTTCCTCCACCTCTACTTGCTTTACGAAGAGCTGCTTTTGTATCCCTACCTTTAGGTGCAGTTTTAGAACCATAGTTTCTTATAACATATTCCTCATCACCTCTAAAATAACGAGTAATACCTTTTTCTATAGCTTCGTCTCTGGATGTGGGTAAACCTTTTAAACGCTCTTCTTTAGTAGGTGGTCTAAGTTTGTTTTTATTTTCGGCCATAAAAAAGCCGCCCTTTCGGACGGCTACGAGATATTGCTTTGTGGGTGTGTTATGTGATGTGACTAATAATTAGTCGTTCTCTCAGAGGGTTATGTCCATATGTCTGACGCATCCATCTGAGCCAATGACTGCTACCTTTCCCTTGATTGCACTGTTTACAGGCGGGGACCAAATTGCTTGTAAGATCCTCTCCACCATTGGTTTTAGCTTTGACGTGATCGAGTGTAAGTTCATTAATTTCATAGTTATTTCCGCAATAAACGCATGTACAATTGAAGTGCTCTTTAATAGCTCTTCTCCAGAGCTTTTTAGCGTCTGAATTTGTCATGGTTATTAGGTTGTATAAATAGTGTTTAGGGGTAGGTAGTAGTGGGGTCATGCAGAATATTTAGATCGTTTTCCGTGTCCGTTTGCTCCTTTATTTTTTTTATCTGATTGAGCAACCCAGCCTCCACCTTTTTTACGAGCAGCATTAAGGTGAGATCCAACTGGAATTTTTAGGATATATTTTCTAGCATGATTATCTTGTCCTCTTTCTTTAATTTTCTTTTTGGTAGAACCAGCTTCATGAGAAGTCTTTTGATGTTTTTTTATCTGTAATGGTGTTGCTTTAGTTCTATACCATCTTGCTGTTGGACCTAATTGGCTAAGAGGTTTAGGTCTTGGACCTGGTTTGTTTCCCATAGAGTCTGCTTTGTACTAGTTCTGGATCTACTTTTGGCATTACGGCTGCAAGCTTGGAGAGTGGGTTGCCGTCATATGCAATACCGCTAATGTCGTTAGTTTTAAGCCAATCACAGGCTGCTTTTAAATCTTGAGTAGAAGCTTCGCCACTTTTGACCCGTTTAAGGAACTCAGTTGTGACGAGGTTATGTAGCTCGTTAAATTGATCTTCAGTGGCTTTCTTCATTACGGACCTGTCCCATATGAACGACTGGTAGGTGTACTACCATTCTTTCCATTCTTTCCATTCTTTCCATTCTTTCCATTCTTTCCATTCTTTTTTTTAGCTATAGGTGGTTTAGGAGGTTGAAGTTTAGGTGGTCCATAAAGACCTTTCTTAATCTTGTCGTACTCCTTTTCCGTCATTTTGAATGCCATAATTACCCTCCTGGGAATAAGTTTTTCTTAATCAGTTCAACTGCCTTATCATCTATGGTGTTATCAGTAGATTCTGCGTAAGCTTCTAGTAGTTGTATAACTAATTCCTTAACAGCAGATGAGCTGAGGAATGCCATAAGGATGGGCTTGATAAGTACGATCATGGTGTGTTAATGGTGTTTTTTAAAAAAATAAAGATAAGTGTTGAGAGACATATCCAAACGATGAAGGATGTCATTTTTTATTTATACATTTAGGTGTTGTATCTTTCCAAGGTTTATACCAAGGTTTTGGTGGAGACTTACATTGCAAAACTTCTTTCTCTGCTTTCTTCCAAGTTGATATAGCTATAACATCGCTACACATGTCGTAGGTACGACTATTAGGAATAAGCATGAAGCCTTTTTGTTGTAGCTCTGCACACTTCAAGACTCTGACTAATTCATAGTCAAGTCTCATTTTTTCTTCCTGCCTTGCGGCAATTCTTCTACATCTATTTAATCCTTCACGATCTAATGGGACCATAAAGTTGATTTGACCTCCCCAGTTCTCAGCTAGTGTGTAGCTAGAAGGTCTCATACCGTCTTCATCTATATCCCAAGGCTTCGTATGATTCCCCATATAGAATGGGGAGAAAGTCATAGTTGCTCCATTACATGAGATGTTAGGTCCGTAGTACTGTCTTGACGGTGCTCCGTTGTTCTGGAATTGCACCGCTTGGTTGGTTACATTTCCCGTTGCAGCTGCTACTGGATTACTAACATTATTTTCTTCAGCTTTAGCAGGTGCTACTGAGAGAAGACTGATAAGGAGACCGTAGTAGAGGTAGTGTCGATTTCTCTTTCTATTTCTGTTACTGACAGAACCTGGCTGGCTGCTCTTGTTACTACTTCTAAGGTGAAGTCGCTTCCAGCTGTTGTTAAGTTCCATACCGAATCTGAATCGGTTATTCCTCCTGATGAGGCTGAAGAGTGAGTCAGGTTGTCCCCTGACCATTTTTGTAATGCAGACCCATAAGTGGTTGTAGTTATTTCTTCTACAATTTCTTGGGTCGTTGTTGTTGTACTGTTCATCGAACCCTGGGTGAAATTTGGGGTTACTAATTCTGCTCTCGCTACCGAGGGTGATAACAGTGCTAAGAGTATTAGCCATTTCTTCATGTTTCTTTTTTCTTAGCCATTGGACATTCAACAGTTTTACCGTTGCCATTCTTGTTACCAGTGGTCAATCCGAATGTTGCCAGTGCTCCAGTGAATACCGACGCTACGAACGTGATATCTGAGTTACCAGCTTTCTTGATCATTGGTATCTCTACATAATTCATCGTTATAATGAATCCAGACCAAACGACTACACCTAATCTGACAAAGGTTCCAAGTACTTCAATTTGGTGTTCTTTATCTTCAGCAACATCTTTTAATTTACCAAGGATTCCTTTTTTTGTTTCCTCTTTTCCTTCCATTTATTAATTTTGCCTTGTAGGAATTTTTGTACCTTCTTTTTGATTGGTTCAAATAAAGACTGAGTAACAGTAGTCGTAGCAACTGCAACTACTGCTGTAGTCACAGCTGTAACAACAACTGCTGTCTCAGGTATTGGCATTTCTATATCCAATACAGGGATATTTATTTTGGGTGGTTCAGGCTGCTCTGTTGTTTTCTCAGGTTCTACTTCCTCTGGAGCTTCTAAATCGCTAGGTGGTATAACCATTGGTTTATAAAATGGTATACGAGCTGAAGGCGGTTTAAACTCCAGTGCAGGTATATCTAATGCTTTAGGAAGGGTAGCTCTAGGAACATTAAGACCAAGGTTTACCGACACCGTGGGTTGGAGTTTTCTGTTCGTTTACACCGTTCTCTACAGCAGCTTCGATTGCAGCTACAGTACCAGCTTTATCTGCATCTAGTTTATCTTTAACCCATTTAAGTACAGTTTCTTCTGTAAGGTCAGCATAAGGTACTAGAGTATCGGGCTTAGGAAGATTAACTTCACCTGTAGCTCTGAATGAATAAGTACCATCAGCACCGTTAACACGGTAGATAACTTTATTTACATACCCGTCTGCCAGTTCACGCTGAAGGGTGTTTACTTGCCAAGTTTTTGTTGCCATTTT